TACCGCTGTCGGTACGGCTGGCGCGACGAGCGACGTGGAATACGACATCGCTGCGGCGATCGTCACCGTCATCGGCACGCCGGTCGACATGTACGTCGAAGTCGACTACGTGCTGCCCGAGTAAGACGACTCCCCCTCGGTCCTTCGGGATCGAGGGTTTTTGAAGGGTAGAGAGTGGCGATTCCGACAAACTTTCAGGGCTACACACCGGCGGCCAACACCACGAAGTCGTTCAAGATTTTCGGCTCGGCGACGACCGGAATTTGGGCGAACGACGTGGATGGGACGCTTTCGGCGGCCTGTCAGTTGGTGACGCTGGCACCGAACATCGGTATCTTCATGTCGGCAGCCTACACGGACGCGCAGATCATCGCGCTGCTTCAGCAGTACTTGCGGGACGCCGGTTCATTCACGGACGGCGCCGCGGGCGGGCGCGCGGCACAGGCGACGAAGCAGATCCTGCCGACCGCCACAACTTGCACGTAGGAGACAGCACATGGCAGTAGCGGGATGCGGAATGGCCGTCACCGACGGCCCCCAGGATGTGAACAGCGACGTGGTGTTCTTCACCGGCAGCGGTACGCTGGACTCGAGCAACCTCGTTCAGATCAACTTCGACACCGTTGTTTTCGCCGGCCAGGAGGGCAAGCAGCGCCTACTCGCGTCGCTCGAACTCATGGTGAGCCGCATCGAGACGGCGCGACTCTGGCCGGTAACATCGGCCTCGTAGCGTGAGCGACGGCGCGAAAGAAGCAGGCAACCGCCCGGCGGCGCCCGCGCCCGCTACGCCGGTGCACCAAACGACATACGTGCCGAATGCGACTGTGTCGGGACTCAAGAAAGCAGGGAGCTAGAATGGCCGCGAAACACTTTATCGCCGGGGCGATAAAACATCCAGGCGCATTCACCGCGCAGGCGAAAGCCGCTGGTGAGAGCGTCGCCGGTTACGCGTCGCAGGTATTGGCGCCAGGCAGCAAGGCCAGCACGACAACGAAGCGGCGCGCGAACCTCGCGCAGACGCTGCGCAAGATGCACGGAGGGTAAGTGGCAACGGCATACATCAGGGAATACGCTGACATCGGCGCGACATTCGGCGGCAAAGTAGTTCAGGCACCCTCCGAACCGGGCATCGCCGACCAAACCATCACGACCAGCGCCACGCACGCTGAGTCGAATGCCTTCAACGCGAACACGCATTTGATCGCTGTCAGCACCGCCGCGGCGCAGGCGCATTGCATCGCATTTAGCGCAACCCGCGGCGCGACGCCGACTGCCACGACAAGCAATCTGCGGTTGCCGGCCAACAGCATGTTCTTTTTCGTCGTCTATCCCGGCGACAAACTGTCGTTGATCGACGTAGCGTAGGAAAATCATGATCTCCATGAGTGGCAAGACTGGATCTCCGGCGGAAGTAGGTGTTTTCGCGCTTCTGGCGCTTGTCGCCGACCCCGCCGCGGCCACCGCGCGCCTCACCGCCATCCAGGCGGCGCAGTTGGCCGCTGACGAGGCGCAGACGACAGCGAATGCGGCCCAGGCAACTGCTCTGGCGGCACAGAAGGAAGCAATCGAGCTTCAAACAACCGTGAATGCGGCCATCGAGGGTGCCGCGGCTCGCGCCGCGCAGCTTCAGGACGAAGCCGCGCGCCTTCAAGGGATCGACTCAGCGCTTTCCGAAAGGGAAACGGCTGTCGGTCGGCGAGAAGCGGACGCCAGCGCAAGAGAAACGACAATTCCCGAGCGTGAGAAGGCCGTCCAAGAGCGAGAAGTGGCCGTTCGCGTGGCTGAAGAGGCGCTGGCTGCTCTCAAGGCCGACTACGAAGGACGACTCGCCAAACTGCAAGCCGTCGCCTCGGGAGCGTAACCGATGGCGTCATTCAATAAGTTCAATGCGTTCGTCGAAGACGTAGCCGAGAAGGTACACAATCTCGGGGCGGACAGCCTCAAGATAATGCTCACGAACACGTCGCCGAGCGCGGCGGACACGGCATTCGACACGAGTGTCGGGTTGAAGTTGATCTCTACGTCGAATGCGTTGGACTTGACGACGGCAGGCGGCTATACAGCAGGCGGCGCGGCGGTGACAATCACATCGAGTGCGCAATCCGCCGGCACTTACAAGCTCGTCGGCAATGACGTGGTGTTCACGGCGACGACTGGCTTCGGGCCGTTCCGCTACGCGGTGCTCTACAACAACACGGCCGGCGCCGCTTCTGCGCGCCCGGTCATCGGCTGGTGGGATTACGGCTCGGCCGTCACCCTGCTGGCGCTCGAAACATTCACGGTCGACTTGGATCAAGCCGCCGGCATTCTGACGATCGCATAGGAGCAGCACATGGCAGACACCCCTCTTTGGCGAGACTTGCGCCAACCCTTCGTAATCGCGGATCTCGGCGGCATCACCCTCACGACCACTCAGAAAATGCTGTGGACGCCCGGGGCCGGAAATCCTCTCGGCAATTTCCCCGCGAACTACTGGACGGTCGGCAAGACAGTCAAGCTGTCGATGCTCACGAAGTGGACATCAGGAACTGCCGGCAACGTCGCGTTCGGCATGGTGTACGGTGCTGCGGACGCTGCGGCGCCGAACGTCGTGTCTGCAACGCGCGCAGCTATCGCTTCGGTCGGGCCATTCTTGGTCTACGCCGAAGGCTACGCCATCTGCCGTTCGACCGGGACAGCGGGCACGCTTTCCATGTGCGGATACGTTCACTTCCCCATCGACTTGATGCTGTCCACTGTCGGCGGAAGTTTCGGGTTCCCGAGTGCCGGAGGCACTGTCGTCTCGACGATCGACACAACTGTCGGCACGAACGGCTTGTTCTTCCAAGCGCTGCGCAGCGCGGGCACCGATACTGTCACCCCCGTTTGGGTTGGCATTGAAGCGCTGAACTAAGCGTCGCCATGCCGGCCTTTTCGGCACGGCGCCACGGACCAGCGCTTTTCAGTGACGGCGGTGGGGGCGGTAGCGGCTCTCCGTTCCCTACAACCTGGCCGAACACCGAGAACCCAGTCAGCCAGGGTGCCATCTGGACGCAGGGCGGCGACGTGGGGCTGGACTGGCAGAACACGGAGTCGACCGGCGGCTCGCCGGGGTTCGCGTTCGGCACCGGCTCTTCGCCATCGAACGCGAACGACAACATTTCCACGGTGCAGGGGCGCTTCTCGGGGACGAAGCACTACTCGCAAATCAAGATGCGGCAGGTCGTCGGGTACACGCCGCCCTCTACGCAGGAGGTAGAGTGCCTCGTCGGCTTCACCATCGCCGCGCATTCGGCCAAGGGCTACGAGATGGACATCGGCTTCGGGTTGAACGTGCAGCCGGTGCGCTGGAACGGCGCACTGAACGACTTCGATACCACCGTGTTCACGACGCTGTCGGGCGCGACTTTCTCGCTCGTGGACGGGGACGTGCTGAAGACCGTGTACGACTCCACCTCCGGCAGCCCGGTCATCACAATGTTCCTCAACGGCGCCCAGCAGTGGCAGGTCACCGACACGACCATCGGGAAGATATTGTCCGGCTCGCCGGGCATGGGTTTCTTCGCGCGTCCGGGGGCCGGCCTGGACATGACGAAGTACTGCAACCAGGGTTACGACGCGGGGAACGCCTAGGTGACCAAAGTCCAGAGCGCCGTCTCGGCGGACACCAACGACGGCTCGGCCGGCACCGTCGTGACGCAGAACCTTGCCTCGGCGATCACGGCGGGCAACGCGGGCTGGGGGCACGTGTCCTGGCAGCAGGGCGGCGCCTCCGTCTCGAACGTGAGCGACGGCACGAACACCTACCCGATCATCCAGACGACCGGGCCGGATGCGAACAACATCATGTGCTCCACGTTCTTCAAGGAGAACCTGGCGGCCACGGGCGCGGCGCCGCACCTGACGGCGACCTTCGCCGCGGCGAGCCTCTTCCGCCGCATCCACTTCGAGGAGTGGAGCGGCGTGGCGACGGCCTCGGGCCTGAACAAGAACGCTGCGCAGGAAAGCGCGACCTTCGGCACCGGCACGGACGCCGTGACGAGCGGCGCGCAGACGACGACCGCGGCATGCGAGGTGGTGGGCGTGGCCTACGACTCGAGCAGCGCCACGGTGCCGAGCACGGGCACGGGCTTCGCGGTCGGCGACACGACGAGCTTTGCCGCTGGCGACGTCTTCCGCACGGAGAACCTGGCGCAGGGCGCGCCGGGCTCAGTGGCGGCGACGTTCACCACCGCGGCAGGCACCGACCAGATTCACGTCCACATGCTGGCCATGGCGCCTACTGCTGGAGGCGTCGATGTAGTAGGCGGGCCGGTATCAACTTTTCTAAGACGAGGGCCGGGGCCGCGACTGCGCCGGAGAATTGCACAGCGATTTCCTGTTGCTCCCACTCCCGATCCGGGCGTAGCTGCTGTTATTTGGAGAGGAGGAGGGCCGGCCGGGCGTTTTCATCTACCTCAACAGCAATTAAACATATCACTCAACGCATACACGCTCGCGGCCTCGACGGGTGTGTTCACTCTTACCGGCATTGCCGCGGCGCTTCAGCACAACGACGACCTTGTAGCGAGCGTCGGTGCGTTCACTCTCACCGGGCGCGCAGCCAATCTGCTGCACGGCTACGTCGTTTCCGGGGCGACAGGCACATTTACCCTTACCGGCGTCGCCGCGGCCTTCCCGCGCACCTACGTCCTGACGGCAGCCAAGGGCACCTTCGCCGAAACCGGCAACGTGATAAACTTACTTGTGGGACGTGTAGTTAGCGCGGCCCTCGGGTCGTTCGTCGAAACCGGGGTCGCCAGCGCCTTCGAGCGCGGTTACGTCGTCCCTGCCAGTGTCGGTCCTTTCACATTGACCGGGAACGCTGCCAACCTGATCTACAGCGGAGCGGCGGGAAGTCCTGCGTCTATGATTCAGAATCCTTTCCTCGCCAGTCCGCCTCGCGGCATGAACCGGAGGTAGCATGGCCGTATCCGAAGTGGCAATCGCCAACGCCGCACTACAAAAACTAGGCGTCTCGCGCAAGATCGAGTCACTGACGCAAGATCACCCGAACGCACGCACAATGAACCTGGCGTACGAACGCATTCGCGATGCCGAACTGCGTCGGTACGATTGGGGTTTCTCGATCCGGCGCGCGTCGATCGCGGCCGATGGCAGTCAAACAGTGTGGGGCGACTGGAACCGCTACAGTATCCCGAATGATTTTATGAAACTGATGCGCGACGACGAAAGCAATCAGGCGACAGACTGGCGCATCGAGGGCGGCGCGGAGGGCGAAGGGTCGTTCATCATCACTGCGGACGCGTCGCCCCTGGACATCCGGTATGTCGCCAAGGTACTCGATCCGAACGCGTTCGATTCGCTTTTCCGTGAGGCGGTCGCGTGCAAGATGGCGCACGACACTTGCAAAGAAGTCACCGGCAGCACGGAACTGAAGAATTCACTCATGCAGGACTACACTTTCGCCATCAACGAGGCGAAGCGCATCGGTGCGATCGAAAAACCGGCGCAGCGTTTTCCAGAAGATCCTTGGGTCAACGCGAGGTTCTAGGTGGGTCGCGCATCCAAAATTCAGAACGCGTTCGATTCTGGCGAACTGAGTAGCCTGCTGCTCGGGCGGCAGGATTTCGATAAGTACGAGCATGGAATGTTCGTATGCCTGAACGGCATCCCACTGGTGCAAGGGCCGTGGACCCGGCGCCCCGGAACGGTGTTTCTGCACCAGTGCAAGTTCAACGACAAGACGGCGCGGCTGTTTCCCTTTCAATACTCCACGTCGCAGACATACGTGCTCGAGTTCGGAAATCTGTATATTCGTTTTTTCACCGACCACGGCATTCTCGTCAACACGTCGCAGAGCATCACGGCCATCACCAAAGCAAACCCTGGCGTCGTGACAAAGGTTGCGCATGGCTACAGCAACGGCGACCGACTCCAGTTGTCGTCCATGCTCGGCATGACGCAACTCAACAACCGCGAAGTCGTCGTTACCAACAAGGCCGCCGACACGTTTGAGCTTTGGGATTCCGACGGCAGTAAAATCAACACCACGAACTACGGTGCGTTCACGTCCGGGTCTATGGCAAAGATATTCGAGATCACGACTACATTCACGGACTCGCAGGTAGGCGATGTTCGAGTAACGCAGTCAGCGGACACGTTGTACATAACGCATCCGACTATCGCGCCGCAGCAATTGGTGCGAAATAGCGCACTGTCCTGGTCGCTCTCGACGCTTGTGTTCACGGACGGTCCGTACGACGTACTCAACACGACGACCACAACGCTAACTCCGAGCGCAGCCACAGGTGCCGGCGTCACACTTACTGCCAGCGCAGTTACCGGCATCAACGCAGGTGCCGGTTTCAAGACGACAGATATTGGCCGCCTAATTCGCATAAAGCAGGGTAGCATTTGGGGCTACGTGCAGATCACAGCCTGGACATCTACGACGGTCGTAACTGTCACGGTACTTTCTACTCTGACGGACACTACGGCTAAGGTGAACTGGCGCATGGGCGTGTGGTCTGATACGACAGGTTGGCCGACGTGCTCTGCCTTCTACGAGGATCGGCTGTACTTCGCCGACGCCACTCTGTACCCGCAGCGCTTTGACGGTTCAAACGTCGGTCAATACTCGAGCTTCGCGCCCTCGGCCACTGACGGCACCGTGTCGAGTTCGAACTCGGTGTCGGGACTTCTCAATTCAGACGATGTGAACGCGATTCAGTGGATGGCGCCGCACGACAAGGGACTGTTGATCGGCACGACGCGCAGCGAATGGCTGGTGCGGGCTACGAACCAAGGCGAAGCGATAACGCCGACCAACATCACGTACAAGATACAAACATCTCGAGGAAGCGCGAATGTCGCGCCGGTACGGGCAGCGCGGACAGAACTTTTCGTGCAGCGTGGAGGTAGAAAGTTGCGCGAGATGGCGTTCCGGTGGGAAGTCGACGGTTTTATGACTCCGGACTTGGCACAACTTGCCGAGCACATCACTGCACCGAGCATCACTGCCTTAGCGTATCAGGAACAGCCGCAGGCTATTGTGTGGGCAGTTCGTTCAGATGGCGTGCTATTGGGGATGACGTACGATCGCGATGCCGGCGTCATCGCCTGGCATCGACACGAACTCGGCGGATCGAGTAGTGTGGATGGACTGGATGTACCGCTAGTCACCAGTCTTGCCGTCGTAGTCGACCCGACGCAGACGCACGACGAGTTGTATGCGATCGTGAACCGCTACATCAACGGCGGCACGAAACGTTACGTTGAGTACATGAGCAGCATTTGGGCATCCGGAGATGTGCAAGAGGATGCTTTCTACGTAGACTGCGGCGCGGTGTCTCTCGCATCCTCTACTACTATCGTAGAAGGACTGTGGCATCTGGAAGGCGAGACACTGGCAACTTACATAGACGGCACGCGACAACCAGACGTTACGGTGACAAATGGAACGGTAACTCTCGCTTCGCCGGGCACAATCAAGACGCTCGGCTATGGTTATTCAAGCGACGGGCAGACGATGCCGCTCGAGGGTGGCTCGCAAGATGGCTCAGCGCAAGGTAAAACAAAGAAGATCAGCCGTCTTGGAATATGGCTGCTCGATACACTCGGGTTGAAGTACGGCCCGGATGCCGATACATTGACAGAGTTGATCGTACGCCAATGGGGTGATCTGTATGGCGTAGCTACTCCGCTCTTCACCGGCGTAGTGCGAGAACGCTTCGAGGGCGACTACGACAAACTCGGCCAAGTATATTGGCGCGCAGACGGCCCGTTTCCGGCGAACGTACTCGCCGTCATGCCGCAGTTTGAGGTAAGTGACGACAGCTAATGGCATCCCCTCTTCCCATCGCAGGTTCAGTTCTGAGCGCGTTTGGCGACTTCTATGCAGGTGTGGCTGCGAGCGCGGCGGCTGACTACAATTCGAAAAAGTATCAGCAAAGCGCGTCGTATGCCAGGCAGAATGCGCTCTTCGACGCTACACAGCAGGCTCGCGAGAACTACCTGCGCCTAGGTGATATGCGCGCCAATATCGGTGCCTCGGGTGCTCGCGGCGGCGATACAGGTTCTGGCAGTTTCATGGATGTACTCGCGGATACAGCCGCGCAAGGTGAAATTGAGAAGCAGCAGATTCTTCGTGCAGGCGAGGCCAAGGCGCACATGCTCGAGATGGGTGCTTCACTCGAGGACTACAAGAGCAAAACAGCAAAAGTAAGTGGTTATCTTTCGGCCGGTGCTGATCTGCTAGGTCGGGGTAGCAGCGGCGCTGGCAGTTACATTGGAGCAGAGTAGGCATGCCAAAACTTCAAACATACACCGCGCAGCCGCAAGAGCTTCCGACAGGGTTCGTGCCGGCGTCTGCTTCCGGTGTCGGCGGCGACATCGGTGCGGCGCTGCACAAGGGCGGTCAGGCTGTCCTTCAACTGCACGAGCGCATCGGCGAGGACGAGTCGCGACAAGCCATAACAGGCGCGGCGCAGATTCGCACGAAGTACGCTGCGTTGCTCGACCAAGCCAACCTTACCGGCGAGGATACGACCAATCTGAAAAGCAAGATGAACGACGAGCTTTCAGCCGTCGGCGAAAACTTTCAGACTACAAGGGGTCAGCAAGCACTAAACCTGCATACGGCGACGACCAACATGGTCTTCGACGAGCAGGCAAACCGAATGGCGGTGCAGAAGGCCGGAGCGCAGGCAGTGCTTCAAGGACAGCAACTTCTGGCTAGCGATAGCGGGATGCTGCGCACGAACCCAGGCTACCTTACGATGGCCGAGCAGAACGTGGACGCGTTACTCGAGACATACAAAGGGCGTCTTCCGCCGGACAAGCTCGCTGAAGTCGCGCAGAAGATGAAGGGCGAATTGAACATGGCGGCCGTCAACGCCAGTGCGCGCATCGACCCGCCTGGCACGAAGGCGAAATTGAACAGCGGAGAGTGGACCCTCACACCGCAACAGCGCGAGCAGGGAGTGGCGGAAGCCGACACGCAACTGCGCGCCGTGCGCGCCGATCAGCGCTATCAACGCGAAGAAGCAGACTACGCGGAGAAGAAAGACAACGCGAAAGAAAGCAACAGACTGCTGACGAAAACTTTCGCTGGAGAACTGACAACTAACGACCTTCGGTACTCTACGCTTCCGCGCGAAGACCGCGAGAATCTTGCACACTTTCAGCAGTTCTGGACGGAGAGCAAAGACAACAAGCCGCATCCCGCAACCTGGATGAACCACTTTCTGTCGATAACGTTGCCGAACGACGATCCGCGCAAGGTGTTCAACAATGATGCCATTCTGCGTGACGCAGAGCGCGGAAACCTGAACCGCAGCGAGGCCAAAGAACTCGTCATGCTGGCAGCGCAGTTGCCGGACGAAAATTATATGAAGTTCGCCAACAAACTCAATATGGAGGCCGAGGACATGCGGCGCCGCATGGCGGCCTCTCCGGAGTGGTCTTCGCAACCGGAGTTGTCCGGGGCTGTTCAGAAAGAGATCCTGAGCACCGCCATCGCTCGCGCCAATGCGCTGCGCAGGACGGGACCGCAGGGGCAAGACCCGAATCAGATTTTCGATCCGAACTCAAAAGAGTATGCGTTCGAGCCGAATCAACTTCGCTCGATAGCCGCTGGTGTTCGCGCTCGAGACAGCGCGGCGATGACAACGAAAGTGACGAGCAAAGACGATCCGAACTACATAGCACTTCCTCCAGGTGCACACTACATCGGACCTGACGGTGTTCTGAGCATCAAGCAAGCGCCACCGAAACCCGCGCCGGCTGCGCAGCACGCGACTGCCGCGGACATCGCGGCTGGCTACATCTCGCCGATTCAGGGCCGCGGCGCAGGCGGGGGGTACACGATCGACGCGCCGGCGCGCTCGCAGATCCATGTCCTGAACGGTAAGCGCTTCGCTACGCGCGAAGAGGCAGCGACGGCCATCCAGAATTTCTACAACCCGCCCAAGGTGGACTAGGTGCCGTTTGAAGGCGACATCGCTGTAGGACTTGGCGACCCCATTCTTGGCGGCTCCGTTCCTACGGTCCGCCAAGCGAAGGACATCGGCGATGCGGTAATCGCCGGGCTGCAGTCCTCGAGCATGGGCCTTATCAAGCGCGGCAAACTTCCCGACATGCAGCTTCCGGAGAACGCGCCGTGGTATCAACGGGCCGCTGCGGGCGTCGGGGGACTGATCGGCGACGCGCCGGCTATGGTGGCCGGGGCGATCGCAGGCAGCCCTGGCGGCCCGATCGGGATGGGCGCGGCCAGCTTTGCCGCTCCTATGGCGATCCGCGAGGCATTGACGGCTGCCTACAGCGCCAACCACGCCTCGTCTTGGGAAGGACTGAAGGAAATCGCCTTGGGGGGCTTGCGCGGGGCGATCAAGGGCGCCGTCATCGGCGGCGTTACCGCGGGAGCCGGACGATTCGCTGAACCGTTGGTGGCGCCCTTGGCGGGGCGGGCGGTACTCGAGGGCGGCCTGTCGGCGGCCAAGGCGCGCTTCGCGGTCGACACGGCCACAGCGGGCACCGAACTGGCGGCCATGACGACCAGTGCGGCAGCACTAGACGGGCATCTGCCGACGGCCCAGGATTTCATGGACAACGCCATCCTGCTCGGCGGTCTGAAAGGCGCGGGCATGATAGCCAAGGGGCTGCGGAATACGTACGCTGACACCGGCAAGCCGCCGGAGCAAATTGTTGCCGATGCCAAGGCGAACCCGGAAATTGCGAAGGATCTGGCCGCCGGCGACACCCCGACCGCCTACGCGCCGCTCGCGCTCGAGGAACGCATCAAGGCCGCGATCGACGCCGACCCGCGCCCGGAAGCGCTGCGCAAGATGATAATGGAAGGCGGAAAGGAAGGGACGCCTGCGAAACTCGGAGAAGACCCGATAAAAGATCCGGTCAAGGCTGAGTACATCACCGACCAGGACACCCTGAAGGGAGTGTTGCGCGGCGTTGAGCAACTGTA